CGCCTCGATCTCGCGGATGAGATCGAGCAGCCGCGTTAGCGTCTCCACCCAAGTCAGATCGCAGGTGCGGGGCACCGGCACGCGGTTCGACGCGGGGCCGGTCAGATCGCAGGCGGTCAACACGTCGGAGCGGAGCACTTCCCGCAGCTCGATGAGCGACCGTTCCAGCAGGTCTTCCGGCCGGGCGAAGTTGGTTTCGCTGGTCATGACTGCCCCCCGATGCGCTTGCCCGAGGCCACCAGCCAATTCTGAACCGCTCCGAATAGCCCGCTCGTGCTGGTCGACCGGATGCCGGCGATGCTCACCGCCGCGCCTCGGAAGTCGACCTTGGTGCGGGCATCGAACGCCGATGTCAGTCGGCGCGCGAGGTTCGCCTCCTCGTTTCGGCGGCGTTGGAAGAAGACCGTGCGGTCGCTTTCCATTTCACCAACGGCCGCACGCGCCTCGTCGAGCATGCGTGCCACCTCCTCGCGGAGATCCTTGAGAGCCTGTGCCATCACGAGGCCCTCGCCAGATCGATGGTGACGGCTTCCCAGCGATCAGTCGGCCTGGCGCGGCGGTAGAAGCGCACGTACTCTTTCGAGCCGGTGACCCGCATTGCCTCGCGAATGGCGCGCATTGCCTCCTGCCAACGCGGGTCCTCGATGTCGAGCCGGAGCAGCATGAAGATCTCGCTCCGGTTGACCTGACCTTCCTTGTCCGTGTTGAAGGCGCGGGTGATCACGGCACGGATCTCCGGCCGGCTGTCGGCGGACCATTCCGTCAGGCACTCGTCCAGGAGCCGCTTGGCAATCTGCAACTGCGGGCCGAAATCGACGTAGTCCGCGACCTGCACGGTCACCTTCATCAGTCCGTCGAAGGTCTGGTATGTGCGGTTCCCCTTCGGCCCGCCTTTCGTCACGCTGTGCTCCTGAGCGAGCAGCGCATCGAGCTCGCCCAGGTCCGTCATGGTGTGACCGCGAAAGCGGGCAATCTGAGCAGAGAGCTCATCGGCGAAACCCATGATCTTGCGCACGACCTCGTCTTCGAGCTTGTGCACCGGCTTGACCAGCTCCTTTGGCACCAATGCGCCTTTCGCGTCGGCCATGTAGGGCTTGCCGGCAATGTCGATGGTGCCGTCGTTTGCGGTGTGGATCTGGTCGGTCACTGGAAGCCTCCATGGCGTTGGTCGAGTGCTGAGCGGCCCGGTGCCGGGTCGCCCATGAGATTGGCGGTGGGGTCGGGCTGACTGGACAGAAGGTGGTCGAGCAGCGGGCTCACCCGCCAGCGCCGGCCGAACGGGGCCTGCGGTGCTTTAGGAGTGGGCGCCGGCTGCGGCCGCTCAGCCGCCTCACGCCGCAGCGCCTCGCGTTGCCGCAGCTCGACACCGACGGCGACGATCAGCCGGCTGATGGACCGGACGAGGTCGGGCCGGCTCGTGCCTCCGCTGAGCAGCCGAGCCGCGACCGCCGCCGCCGCAACCGAGGCCGGCGTGTCCACGCCGGACCCGTCAAAGACGGCCGCGAGGATCTCGTCGACCAGGTCGTGCAGGGCCTCGCTCATGCCGCCGACCCTCCATCGGGAGACGCCGGCACCGGACGCGGCACCACCGGCAACCTCTCAACCTTGCCCGATGCAATGTCGGCATCGGTGATCATGGCGGGGCCGGCGATCCGGCTCGCCTCCATGCTTGCGGCACGCTTCGACAGGTCCAGGAAGGAGATTTTCAGGATCTGTGTGAGCATCGGCGTCAGAACGAGCGACCCGTTTTCGGTCGTGTGATCGTCCACCATCTTGCGCAGCGAACGGATGTCGTCAGAAAGCATCACCGCCTCCTTTCACACGGCTGTGCGGGCACCCGGCGCGGCATGCGCGGAACATGCGCGCCCGGTGCGCACTGGTCGGCGCGTACGGTTTGCGCTGCCAGTCGAGGCAGAGGTTTCGGCTGAGATCGCCGACCACCGGACACTCGACGGTCAATCCCATCAACGCGCCGCGCACGCGCTCCTCGACCTTAGAGAGATCGCCCCCGTATTTGCCGTTGATGACCTGGCTTGTTGTGGCGGGGGAGTAGCCGATGCGAGCTGCGGCGCCGCTCAACCCTTCGCGATCCGCAAGACCGGCAAGTTCCCGCACCCAATCCGGCAGAGTTCCCCAGGCGGTCGCGGCCTTGTCGACCATGGATACCGGCATCATGGCGCGACCTCCTCGGCGACCGGTTCGCCGTGGAATTTGTTGGTGTTGGGGTCGTAGACGATCTGTGTCCGCAGGATCTTGGGCGGCTTCGGGCCGCTGTTCATGCCAGGCTTGAGACGCCACGTCGTGAGGTACCGCGGGCGTCCGGGTTGAAGGGGCTGGAGATAGCCTGCCGCGTTTAGGTGCTTGACGTAGCTCTTCGCCGTCACCTCGCCGATCCGGATCTCGTCCGTTGAGGAAAACGCAGCCAGGTCCCTCACGGTAAATCCCTCGCGCAGAAGGTGACGCATGGTCGCCCACATCAGCTCCTGCACTGTTCTCGGCACCTCCGAGCCATCGCGGCGCAAGCGCGGCGCTTCACTCTGCCGACGGACAACGCGGTAGACTTTGCGACGATACCGGCCGTCTGAGCCGGCTTGGACGTCGCCCGTCTGCTCAATGATCCCCGCCCGGATCAATCGCCGGAGATAATCGCTCACAACGTGATCGCCAGGGTCGCAACACGCCTGATCGACGTCGTATTTCGTGAAGGTCGCGCCGTCCCGCGTCAGGTCCAGAATGACGGACCAGACATGCTCATAACCGCGCAGAACGGGCCGGCCGTTGATCGACCTCAGGGTCAGGATTGCTGACATTACCTCCGCCCTCCCGCGCGCTGGCGTACAGGCGTTTCACCCGTGAAGATGCGACCCGCGTAGTTCTCCGGGTCGACCGATTTCAGCCCGTTGTTTCGCGCGAATTGGGTCAGTTCGTGCAGCGTCGTCGCGATGCGGCGCGCGCGGCCTCCGGTCTGCTTGCGGATGGTATCGAGGAGCTGCTGAGCGACCTCTATCCCCGGGCAAAGGACCTTGGCGAGCGCCTCGGTGTCTTCGAGAGAGCACGGCTGCGCGAGCTGCCAGTCGAGCACCCGATTATGCACGCGCTCATGCGCCTCAAGATCGCGCGGCAGCTTCTCTTCGCCGATCAGGATGATTGGCACCTGAGTGGTCTCGTAGATGTCGCGGACGTATTCGATCATCCCGCGCGCGACCAGCTTGTCGGCCTCGTCGATGATCAGGGGGCGACCGGGCGCGTCGCCTAGCTGCCGGATAATCTCCTCCATCATCGAAGCGATGGTGCCGCGCGGTTGATGGTGGCCGAGTTCAGCCAGGAGCGCCTGGCAGAACGTCTTCTTCGTCCAGTATTCCCGGACCTCGATATAGACCGCGCCGGTCTTGTTCATCGCGTATTGAGCGGCGACGCTCTTCCCGTAGCCGCTGTCGCCCGAAAAGACCCCGAGGCCCGGCAAACCGAAACTGCGAGACCGCAGGGTTTCGATCAGCATCATCAAGGTTGCGACGTTGGTAAGCGGAGCAATAGACCCGCCCGTCTTGACCGTGTTCTCGTTTGCAGTCATGGTTCTGTCCTTCAAGAAGCCTTTGGGGGCCCCGGTTCGCCGGGGCTCTTTTTTTGGGCGGCCTTAGCCGCCGAAATCCTCGTGGATCATCAGCAAGGCGCGGTACTCAGGGCCGGCCTGATAACCGCCGAGCCAAATCGCATCCTCTGTGCTGATCGCCTCGCCGGCCTCGATGCGCGACGCCAGGTCCTGCGCCCGACGAAACCGCAGCTGAGGTGTCTCCTGGCGACGGATGGGGGTAACGGCCGGAGCCGCGGCGACAGGCGTCGCCATTTCCCTGCGCATCTCGTCCAGCAGCTCCGCAGCGCGCTGCGGCTGCACGGGTGCTTCCGCGGGAGAGACGGCATCGAGGGCGGCGGCTATGTCGGGCGTCGAGTGCTCCACCTCGCGCTTGGGCAGCGCGACCACATTCGGCACGTCGCGGCGGGCGGTTTCGAGCACCCGCTCGATCAGCGGGCGGCCCTTGGTGATCTCGCGGATTTTCTTGCGCGCCTCGCTCGTGGCGGCGTCCAGCGTCTCGGCTTGGGCCTCGCGCTTGGCCGCGAGCAGCGTTGCCGGATGGATGCCGGCAAGCTCTGCGCAGATTGCTTCGCCGATATACGAGCCGTCAGCGGTCGAGAATGCGACCGCGCGACCGGCATCGTTCGGGTCCATCCGCACGAAGACCTGAGTGCCGGGCAGCGCGGCATTGATCACGTAATGGAAGTGATCGATCCGGATGCCCTGCTTGGTGACGGTGCGGAGCCCGTCCTGTCCTGCCACCGGCATCAGGAGAACATCGAGCGCCTGGGGCTCAACGGTACGGATTGGAGAAGCCGAGGCGGCGGCAGCCTGAGCAGGGGTTATCCCTTTGAGGCCGGCGTGGGGCCGGTGCTGATAGCGCAGCTCCGTCCACTCGTCCGCGAAGTGCTGCAGCTGCGGCCCGGTCATCGACACGCCGAACAACTCGGCTGTGTCGGCACCCAGCCGGTCGGCGAATGTCTTGCGGTCCTCGATTGCCTTTCGGTCGGCGACCGAATGTCCGACGAAGCCCGGCAACAAGGTCGCGCAATCGTGCTGGAACGTCTTGATAACGCGCTCGACGTGTCCCTTTTGCTGCGGGCTGTAGGCGTCGGAAACGTCCATCTCGATATCGAGCGCCGCAAACAGACGCTTCGTATCGCGGGCAACGAAATCCGATCCGTTGTCGGTCTTGATCGTCTGCGGCACACCCCAGGCGATGATTGCCCGGCGGATCAGCATGGCGACCGCTGCAGCACGCGGCGTCTTCGAGACGTAGAACAGCGTCCTGCGCGTGGCGATATCAATGCAGGCATAGATGGCGTGCCGGCCGTCGGTGCAAAGCGCGTCGACCGGGGAGGCGTCGATCTGCCAAAGCGCGTTCGGCTCGCGGATGTGGCGAAGCGCACCCACACCCGCCGGCGCCATCGTGGACCGATAGCGATCCGGGTTCGAGAGCTTGGTAAGTGCGACCTGCTCGGTTTCCTTCAAACGCTTGATGAAGTGCTGGAAGGTTCGAACCGGCGGCATCTCGACAGACACACTCCGGCCTTGCCGTTCGACGGTGAGCGCATCGCCAAACTCATCGCGACAGGTCATCCGCACGAGGTCCGCCGACAGGTGCGGTTGATGCGCTACCAGGGCGAAGATGAACGCCCGCACGGCGCCACCGTTGGCGCTGTCGAGGACACCCTTGCCCTTCCGGGCGGCAGCGCGGTCTACCGCAAGACGGTCGGCGCCACCGGCACGCTTGACCGAACGCCAGCGCTGCAGGGAGCGCTTCGACAGGTGGGGCACGGTTTCCCTGATCCAGTCGTCGACCGGCAGGTTTTCCGCATTGTAGCGGTCGCAGAAGATCTGCAGGCAGGAGGCAAGGCCGAGCGAAAGGCCGGTTCGGAACTGTTCGAACGCGGCAAGGATCGCGAGGCGTGCATCGCGCTCCCGGCGGGCGCTATCGCTCCCTTTGAAGGTGATTTGAACGTCGCCATTCGCCGCCCGGACGACTTCCTTGCGCACGGCCAGAACGCGCCGCGAGAATTCCAGCTGAGCCTCGGTCGGGAACAGGCGGAAATGGTACTCGCGGCCACCGCCCTCTGCGCCTTTGCGATCACGGGCAAGGAACGGGTGAGCGGACCAGTTTTCGCGGTCGGCCAAAGCTTGTACGCCGCGCTTTGTGCCCGGCATTCCCGGCAACTCGAGTTCGGCGACCTCGCGGGCGGTGAACCACTCTTTCATCGCCGCGACCTCCATTTGGCTTCTACGGCGGCGCGTCGCGCGGCAACCTCCTGCGCGTGTTCTTCAATCAGATGCAGTTCGATGAGATCGGCATAGCGCTCGGGCACCACGACAAAGCCAAACCGCTCTACGACGGCGCCAAGCACGCCGTTGCAGCCCGTGGCTTCGACCAGCGCGATGAAGGCGTCGAGCGGGATACGGTGCTCTTCGGCAGCTTCGCTGGCCCATTTGTCGAGGGTCGCCTCAGAGACGGTCCGACCCACCGTTGCCGAAATTTGCCGGGCAATCTCCGCCCGTGATGATCCGTCTTCCCGTGCTTCGCGAAGGGCGCGCGAAACCATTCGGGCGATCTGATTGTCGAGGGTGCCGCGACCCGAGCGCTCGTCACCAAGGCTCACGGTCACCTTGGGAGGCTCCCAGGAGAACAGGTCTTGAGTGAAGGGGTCGCGGCGGCGGGACATCTATCAGCCCCGCTTTGTCAGCCAGAGTTCGACGGCATCGCTGTGCGCGTCGAAGAAGCGATGTTGCTCGGCCGTCGGCAGGCGTGAAAACGTATCGGACACCTTCTCCCAGGCACCCCGCTTCGGCGCAGGCGGCAGCTTGTCGATGACTGCAATTGCTTCTTCGACCGTAGCCGCCAGCGGCGGTTCGGCGAGGATCATTCCGACGATCTGCGACTGACGGTCGGCGGACTGCTCGGCGAGCTTGAGAAGCTCGGATTGGTTGCCGGCCAAGGCACAATCTGCGATCCGATCCCGGATCTCGTGGGGGATGGTGGCGATCTTGAGGGCGCGATAGATGGCGTCTTTGCCGAGACCAAGTGCTCCTTGGGCCGCCTCCGAGAAGGTATCGGCAAACTGCTGCGCCGCCTTCAGTTTTGGATCGATCCCGGAAATTGTCGCATCTTGCGACAATTTCTTGCGCCCTCTCGTCACCTTGCCTTGCGCGGCCTCGTAGATGTCGCGCCAGGAGGCGACGGAAACGGCTCGCTCAAGCGCATTCAGCTCGAACCTCACGAGGTTCTCGCGGATCTCCCGCAGGCGCTCCTGCGCTGCGTCGGCAAAGGCATCGGGCGCATGCACGACTGCGGGAATGCTCTCCCAACCAACCAGCTTGGCAGCAGCTAGTCGGTGAGCCCCGTAAATCAGCCGATAGGTGCCGCCGTCGAGCGGCCCCACCACCTCAATCCGCGTAAGCAGCCCGCGCTTGTCGAAGTCCTCGGCGAGCGCCTCGGCGCGGGCCGGCAGCACCTTGCGTAGGCGGTCGGTGGCGTCGATCTGGGCAATGGAGATGGAGCCGGCAGTAGTTGTCACGAGCGCTCCTCCTCGACCGTCCACTTCGCGTCGCTGATACCCCTGTCGTTGAGCAAATCCGCCTCGGCCTGGGCTTCGGCCAGACTGGCAAACCGGTAAGCATCGCCAGGCAAGAAACCGGTTTCGGCAACGAGTGCGGAGCCACCGCCGCCAAGTTCAACCTGATGCGCGCGTCCACGGTGGTAGTAGGTCCGACCAGAGGCCGAGACCTTTTTCAAAATGGCTTTCATGGAGAGCTCCAACGTGGAGAGGGAGAGGGGTTGAGATGTCAGCTGGCCGGCGGCGGGCTGACGGGAACAACAGTGGCCGGGCAGCAACCCGTCAGCATCGGAGGGTCGGAACTTCCTGTCCCGGACGGCCGACAGGCTCCTAGGATCGCTCGTGATGTTGCGCAGAGGAGATCCGCCGATGACGGACATGACCTGGCTGGATGAGCACCGCGAGAACGCCCGCGACGTGATCATGAGATGTCTCGTTGCCTGCCTGGATGAGACAAGGCCCGGCTTCACCGCCGTGGTGCGGGAGGCCGCCGAACAGACGCTTCTCGAATGGCCGGACGGTACGCCGCCGCACGTGCGCGCCTTCGCCGACGAGGAAACCCGCCGGCTCATCGCACTGATCCTTTCGCCCGAAACTCCGCAAGCATCTCCGGCAGGATCTCGCGCACCGCATCGCGCACGGCATCCCTGA